CAGACAAGGAACTTAAAGATGCTTTTGATTCCACTTTGGGAACTAATAGGATTTATCTGTTTGACCATTTTGGTAGTACAGATGTTGATAATATTTCGAACAGAATCCGATACATGGCTAAGGCTTGTGATTGTAGGGTTGTTTTCCTTGACCACATTAGCATTGTTGTTTCGGGTCAAGACTTAGGAGATGAGCGTAAAGCTATTGACAACATGATGACTAAACTGCGTACACTGGTACAGGAGCTTGGTATCACCCTTATCTGTGTGTCTCACCTTCGTAGACCTTCAGGTAACGCAGGACACGAAGATGGTCAGGCTGTGTCGTTGTCTCAGTTGCGTGGCTCTGGTGCTATTGCTCAGTTGAGCGATGCTGTGATAACCTTGGAAAGGAATAGCATGTCAGCTAACGATGAGGAACGACACACTACTAAGGTAGCTGTCGCTAAGAATCGCTTTAATGGTTACACAGGCCCTGCTTGTCAGTTGAAGTTTGACCTTCATAGTGGTAGAATGACAGAAATTGAAGAGGAAACTTTGTAATGAATAAACAAACTGTAAAACCCATCCCTAACTGGCCCTTCCCTGTACCCGGTCAGATCAAACGTGTTCCCACAGAGAACGATCGTGTCAAAGTGGAAAACAGACAGGAGACTAGAGACAAACAGGAGGCTGTCAAGGAGTTAGGCGATGCCCTATTCTGACGAACATAAAACCTTTGAGCTAGCGTGGGCAGTGTTCATCGCTAACAAAGAGACTGACGATCCATTTGAGGCTTTCAAGGCAGGGTGGCAGACAGCGATGTACCATTGTGCCCAGAAGCTACAAGACATTTGTGATTGTTCTAGAGGTGAAAGCTAAGGTAAAAAAAATTACCTTAAAGGAGAACACATGAACACAGAAGAAATCATCCGCATGGCGCGGGAAGCAGGGTTTGAGGATCAGTTTGAAAACAGTAGTGAGTGGATTTGCTTCACTGATGAGATCGAGAAGTTCGCTGCCCTTGTCGCTGCTGCCGAGCGTGAGGCGTGTGCGAAGGTGTGTGAGGAACTGCGTGACGAAGATGGATATGAAGCGTGGAACACGGAATGCGCCGCAGCCATCCGAGCCAGAGGAGAACAGGTATGAAAACAGATAGCGATATGTTTCAAAAACCAATTCTTAACATGCCGCAAGATTTGCTGTTGCGTTTAGTTGAGATAAACGAAGCTATTGTTAAACAGAATGCTTTGCTTATCCAGACATACACACTACCACAGCTCATGGTTAGCGGAGAACGTCCGGGTTCTTGGAAGGAATACAAATGACACAGTGGCATGGAGGTAAGGGATCTAAGCCTCGGCCTTACAGCGTAACTCAGGATGAGTATGACCACAGGTGGGACAACATCTTTGGCAGGAACAAAGGATATGTGGTACACTACGGTTCAGGTGAGACTATGATTACAGAAGCAAGTTCTAGGTTTGAACTAAAGAAGTACATAGAGGAACACCTAAGCCTTAGACCTGATGAATACGTAATAGAAAGCTTAGAAGACTATGAAAAGGGTAGTTCTTGACATTGAGACTAACACAAGCCACGACAAGATCTGGATGTGTGTAACAAAAGATTTAGACACAGGTGAAGTAAAAGTATGGAACGAAGCAAAACAACTTCAGGAGTATCTAAAGGAAGACACATTGATTATCGGTCACAACGTCATCTCTTTCGATGCTCCGATCCTCAACAGATTATGGAAGACGAAGATACGTTTGAAGAATGTGTCAGATACACTTATTCTATCAAGGCTACTCGACCCTTCAAGAGAGAAAGGTCACAGCTTAGAGGCTTGGGGAAAGACTCTTGGGAAGAAGAAGACTGACTACAAGAGGATCTACTGGAGACTTAAAGGAATACGACACAAAAAAGATATTCCACACGACTCTCTTGATGAGTGGGACAACCCTAATATATCTTTAATGACTAAGTACTGTATCAGGGATGTTACAGTTACCGAACTCTTGTATCATAAACTTATCAAAGAGCTTAATGATAAAAAATTCTCATTAGAGAGTATTGACTTAGAACACAATGTAGCAAGAATTGTTGCAGAACAGGAACGACATGGATTCAAATTGGACACCGTTTACGCCACTGTGTTACTTACTGACATCAAAGGAAAAATGGCAGGAATATATGAACAGATGCAACATAGATGGCCTTCCTACGAAGTACCACGAGTCAGTGAAAAAACAGGGAAGCAACTCAAGCCCATGTTGGTTACTTTCAACCCCGGCTCAAGAAAGCAAATCGGAGAAAAACTGATAGAGCTTGGGTGGAAGCCTGATAAGTTTACTGAGACAGGTCAGCCAATGGTCGATGAATCTATACTATCGAAGATCGATAAGATACCAGAAGCTAAGATGATCGCTGAATATTTGATGCTCCAGAAACGAGTAGCTCAGATTGAGAGCTGGTTAGAAGCTGTAAAGAGCGATGGTAGGGTTCACGGTAAGGTAATCACTAACGGTGCTGTGACAGGCCGTATGACGCACCATAGTCCTAATATGGCACAGATTCCTAATGCAGGATCTGTATATGGTCATGAGTGTCGTGAATGCTGGACTGTCGGTGAAGGTAGTGTCTTGGTAGGCTGTGATGCTTCAGGTTTGGAGCTTCGTATGTTGGCTCACTATATGAAGGACGAGGACTATGTTAGAACTATCTGTGAAGGATCATCTAAGGATGGTACAGATGTTCACTCAGTTAACCAACGAGCAGCAGGACTGTCTACTAGGGACAATGCAAAGACTTTTATCTATGCTTTCCTCTACGGAGCAGGAGATGCAAAGATTGGTAGCATCGTTGGAGGATCAGCAAAGGATGGAGAGAAACTCAAAGCTAAGTTCCTTAAACAAACACCAGCCCTTGCCCGGCTCTTGGACAGAGTTAAAAAGCAAGCAGGTAAAGGATGGGTTCCCGGACTTGATGGTAGACGTATTTGGGTACGATCTGAACACGCAGCTCTAAATAGCCTACTTCAAAGTGCTGGTGCTATTGTGATGAAGAAAGGATTGGTTATACTTTATGATAAGCTGAAAGACACTAAACTTAAAGCTAAGTTCGTAGCCAATGTTCACGATGAGTGGCAGATTGAGTGTAACCCTGAAGATGCTCAAACTGTAGGTAAACTTGCTGTTGAAAGCATCAGAGATGCTGGTGTATATTTCAAGCTTAAGTGTCCGCTAGATGGGGAGTATAATATTGGAAGAACTTGGAAAGAAACACATTGACGATAAGCCTACAGGCTGTGTTCAAATAGTTTTATACAAAGATCACTTTGAGGTTTTAACAACAGAGGATATAGGTATAGACACTACGTACATAGTTTGTGCTACTGTCCTTGATTACTTAGAAAATGTTGCTGATGATCTTGACAAAGTGAATCAGATAATGTTAAAATATTAGTATTGGTTTTTTAAAGAAGGAGCTTAAAATGGCTGTAAAATTTGAACTTGAAGAGAACGAAGCTGTGTTTATTGTGCAGGTGCTTGGACAGCTTCCAACACAATCTAACGCATTCCCTCTTTATCAGAAAGCTTTGCAACAACTTCAGTCTCAGCAGTCTGACGTTGAAGCAACACCTGAGACTGTGGCGTAATAGGTAGCCGCAGCAGACTTAAAATCTGCCGCCTTGTGCGTGAGGGTTCGAGTCCCTCCAGTCTCACCAATGTAACTTAAAAGGAAAATGAAATGAGTATGGATAACAAACCTGTAAAGATCGTAGGCGAATTGTTCTGGTCTAATTGGATGAACAACTTTAACAAGAAGTTTAACGAGGCTAATGACAAGTATGAATGCACAATCGGTAATCTTTCATCAGGTGATGTTGAGAAGCTTGAAAGCTTGGGCATCAAAATTAAAACAAAAGACAATATGGGTAACTACATTGTTGGCAAGAGTAAGTTCTTGTTTGAGCCTGTAGACGAAGCAGGTAACAAGGTAGAGATTGATACTATCGGAAACGGTACTAAGGTTGTTGCTCTTGTTAGTAGCTACCGTCATCGTATGTCAGCTAAGTTCGGAGCAGCTCCTTCTGTTAAGAAACTTATTGTGACTGAGCTGAAGACATACGTGCCTAGTACAGCTCCAGATGACGATGAAGATGATGTCCTCTAAAGAGGAAGCACCTAAAGATTTACTGATAGATGCTGATTACCTGATATACGGAATAGGTTTCGCTAGTGAGGATGACAACGAAAGGTTTGCTAAATCAAGGCTTACAGAGACTGTTGAGAATTTAGTCTATATGCACTTGAAAGCTGATTCTTATCAAGCCTACCTCACTGGCAAAGGAAATTACAGATACGATATAGCTAAGACAGTTCCTTACAAGGGTAACCGTGTTGACATGAAGAAGCCTAAGCATTATAAGGCTCTTAGAGAACACATGGTTTCCCGCTTAGGTGCTATCATCGTTGAAGGCCAAGAGGCTGACGATGAGGTAGCTATTAAGATGTCCGAGTATCCTGATAAGTACTTGCTTGTTGGTGTAGATAAAGACTTGAAACAGATACCGGGATGGCACTTTAACCCTCATAAGGACTTGTTAGATTATGTCGATGAGTTTACTGGCTACAAGGCGTTTGTTACACAGCTTCTTACCGGAGATAGAGTCGATAACATTCCGGGCCTGTCAGGTATTGGCCCTAAAAAGGCAGATA